TGTGCGGACGCCGGTTCGGGAAGACGGCGGGCGGGGTCCGCGAAGCCTGTGATGTGGCCTTGGCAGGCTACCCCGTGGGCTGGTTTGCACCGACGTACAAGTACGTGCTGGAGGTCTGGCGTGAGCTGTTACAACGGCTCCAGCCGGTCATTGCGCGGTCGAACGATCAGGAACGGCGCATTGAGCTGGTGACGGGCGGGGTGATCGAAATGTGGACGTTGGACACCCCCGATCCGGGCCTTGGGCGCAAATACAAGCTGGCGATCATCGACGAGGCCGGGATTGTCCCGGACCTGCTGATGATTTGGCAACGCGCCATCCGCCCGACGCTGGTGGATTTGAGCGGCGGGGGCTTATTTCTCGGCACGCCGCGAGGCAGACGGCATGGGTTTGTGGTGCTCTTCAACCGAGGCAACGATGACACCGAGCCAGATTGGGCGAGTTTCCGGGCCAAAACGCTGGACAATCCGTACATCCCGGTCGAAGAGGTCGAGGCGGCTCGCCGTGAGCTGCCACCGGAGGTCTTTGCGCAGGAGTTTGAGGGGGTGCCGACCGATGACGGGGCAAATCCGTTCGGACTGGACGCCATCCGACGCGCCGTTGATTCTGGCACAGGACATGGCCCCGGTGCAGAACATCATCAAGCGGTGGTCTACGGCGTGGACCTTGCCCGAAGTCTCGACTTTACCGTAGTGGTGGGCCTCGACGCCTACCGACGGATTGCCTTCCTAGAGCGCTGGCAGGCCCCGTGGGCCGTGACGAAGGCCAAGGTCAAGGAAATCGTCGGGCAGACCCCCATCGTGGCGGACGCGACCGGCGTGGGCGATGCGATTGTGGCGGATTTGCAGGCGATGGGGGTGGATGTGACCCCGCATGTCTTCACCCAGCCGTCCAAACTGCGCCTGATGCAGCGGCTGGTGGCGGCGTTTCAGGGCGATGAACTGAAAATCCCCGACGGCTGGCTGATCAACGAGCTAGAAAGCTTCGAATTCCAGTACACCGCGACCGGCGTGCGCTATGAAGCACCGTCAGGGTTCCACGATGACGGTGTGATGGCGCTGGCACTGGCCCTGTATGGGTGGGATCGGGTGCAAGGCGTGGTCCCCGAAGCCCCACCGGGGTTGCGGCTGGTGGTCGATGACCCGAATATTACAGAAGACCTGTCAGGCGCAGGCCGCAATGGCCATGTCGCTGGTGATTTTGCAGCGCAACTCCCCGGAGGCTGGTGATGGCAGCAAAGAAGCGTGGCATGGAGGCGGTGATCGCGAAGAGCAGTGGCATCGGACGCCCGCGGAAGGCCGCGCTCCAGCGCAAAGGCAAGGGACCGGGCATTGCCATCATGATTGCCGTCGGCAAGCCAAAGCCGGGGATGGGCAAGGGGCCGATGGGTAAGGGGCCGATGCGCGAGGCGATGGAAGAGAAGCCCAAGAGCAAGCTTGCCGCCCTTGAAGCGCGTATCGCGGAGCTGGAAGCGCAGTTGTCCAAGCTGGAAGAGGACGACGAGGAGATGGACGACGAGGAGATGGGCGAGGACGAGGACTGATGGCGAAGTCCCCCGCGTGGCAACGCGCTGAAGGCAAGAATCCCGAGGGGGGCCTCAACGAAAAGGGCCGCGCTTCTCTGCGTGCGCAGGGGAAAGACATCAAACCGCCCGTTTCCGCGTCAGCAGCGGCGGCGTCTCCCGAAAAAGCCAAGCGTCGAGTCGCGTTTTGCAAGCGCATGTCGGGCATGAAGCGCAAACTGACCAGCGCCAAGACCGCAAACGACCCGAATTCGCGCATTAACAAATCACTTCGAAAGTGGGACTGCTAACATGGCCGCTACGTTGCTTAAGTCTAGCGTGATCACCGTGTCTGCCGCTGAACAGGCGGCAACGGTGCTTGGATTGCCGTCTCCCGGCGCGGTTGCGGTACAGATTACCGGCACACTGTCCGCCACGATCACGTTTGAAGCCACGGTCGATGGCACAAACTGGGTCGCGTTTAACCTGCTTCCGGCGGCGTCCACGACGGCAGCCTCCACGGCCACGGCGGTTGGGATATGGACGGCGGACAGCAAGGGCATTGCAGGGTTCCGCGCCCGATGCAGCGCCTACACGAGTGGAGCGCCGGTCGTTACGGTGCGATACGCGGCGATCTGATGCTGGACATCCTCCCGCACCTGATTTGGGCTGGCGTGGTCGTCTTTTTAGCCAAAGACCTCAAGGCGTTTGCCCATGAGTGGAAGACGATGAAGGCGCTAGACCCACTCGCCCCAGTCGAAGTCCCAGAAGACCTGATTGCGCTGGCCAATCAAGAGCGGGAGACATGGGCGCAGGAAGAAACGCTCCGAGCGATGCGGGAGCGGTACGAAGCGTTGGGCGACTGGAACGGAGTTCGCGCCGCATTTGGCATTGGGCGGAGACACGCATGAGGATTAACCAGTGACGATACCGCCGCTTGACGAGTACGGCGCGATGGCAGACCCGACCTTCCAAGGCGCGGTCATGGAAGACGAGATGGCCCGCATTTTAGAGGGGCTGTCGAATAATCCGCTCTCGCCCAACGAACAGGTTGCGCCCAATCCGCCTAGTGAGGCGCTGGGGCTGTCTGGAGACGAAACGCAGCAGGCGTTGATCCGGGCATTGTACGGAGACGACTGCCCGTTGGCGGACGAGCGGCTGGTAGAAGACCGATCCGCGTGGGCGTCATGGACGCGCAGCATCTGGGAGTCGCGCCGAGAAGCGGTGCAGATGCACCTGCATTTGGTCGAGCGTAATCGTCTCTTCCGCGCCGGTCAGCAGTGGATTTCGGCGCAGGGGTTGGGGCCGTGGCGTGAGCCGTCCCGCCCTCGGGATGCGGCCCGCGTGGTCTACAACATGACGGACAAGGCGCTGGATCAGCGGCTCCAGATCATCATGGATCAGCGCCCCGGCTTTAGCGTTACGCCAGCGACCAACGATCCGGACGACAAGCGCAAGGCGCAAGCGCAGCAAATGGCGCTGGAATATTTGTATGAGCAGTTGCAGATGGACCGCTTTGCGCGAGAAGCCGCGTTCTGGGCGCAGACGGATGGGTTGTCGTTCTGGCACTTGTTCTGGGATGCCGACCGTGGCCCGTGGGATGAACGGTTGGGCGAGCGTCCGGGGCAGAAGAAGCCGCTGGGCGACATCGGCTGTCAAACGCTGCGTGTGGAACAGGTGCGCGTCTCGCCGAACGCGACCGCCACGCAGCCGCCCAGTTGGGTGGTGGTGCGAGAAGTCATTTCGCGGCAAGAAGCGGTCTATCGCTATGGCGTTGCCGGTCTTGATGCGGCCAATACCACGCTGTCCAATGGCAACGCCCCAACGTATGCCGGGTCAGAAGGCATTGGCGCATGGGTGCTGACACAGACCACGATTGGCGAAGGGCAGCGTCTCCGCGACGAAGACGTCACCGAACGCTTTACGGTCTATCTTGCGCCACACCCCGACGTACTGCCAGACGGGATGCAACTGATTGTCGTCGGCAACGAAGTGGTGTTTGGGCCGAAGCCGCTGCTTTGGGGCGTTATCCCCGTCGTGCCAGTACGTGATGGGTCGAGCGATCCGTCCTACTATCCGCGCCCGATCATGGAGCAGTGGATCGACCACCAGATGCGCGTCAATGCGCTGCTATCCAAGTGGGTCGAGAACATCCGCGTCAACGCGGGTGGCCGCTTCCTGACGCGCCCCAACGCGATTGCGACCGAGACGTTCATGGGCGGCGTGACCTCCATGATCGAAGTCCGTGGCGCTGGCAGCATGGGCGATTCCATCCAACCCGTAAACGGGTTCTCGGTGGGTAACGATGTGAAGGAGGCGCTGGCGCTGGAGCAGCGGGCGTTTGAGAACGCGAGCGGCTGGAATCAGGTCAGCCGAGGGCAGGCAACGGGCGAGTCGGGCCGAGCGATTATCGCCACCCGTGAACAGTTGGAGCGCGTGTTCTCGCCCGTCGTCTCTGCGATTGCCCAAGCCTACACCGATTTTGCCAAGGTGGCGTTGGCTGGGATGGCATGGGGCTACGATGTGCCCCGTGCTTTGGGGACTGTGGGCAAGGGCCGACCGGATCTGGCGCGAGCGATCTCGTCCAGCGACTTTGACGGGCAAGCCGATGTGAAGGTGGAGAAGGCGTCCATGATGCCGATGCCGCTGGCGTTCCGCATGTACATGCTGGACAACTGGTTGCAGACGGGCGTCATCGACCTCAAGGAGTACCGCCGCCGCCAGATGTTTGCGCTGGCGTCGAACATCTCGTCGCCCGACGACGATCAGGAAGCCCGCGCCAAGCGCGTGGCCGATGCCATCCGCACGGGGGAACCGATTCCCGAGCTGCGTTGGCAGGACAACGAAGCGATTCATCAGGATGTGCTGGAGC